GGAACAATTTCTTCTTCATCTGTCGATACTTCATCAGGATTATCAGGAGGAGGCTTTCTTTCACATTGACATATATAGCAAAGGTTCATCTTACAATGACATCTTGATTTCCATATAACAGCAAGTAATCCTCCTAATGCTCCTAGTATAAGACCAGTTGCCCCAGCTAATTCATTGATATTAAATTGTTGTAGTATACCTTCACCCATTATTTAATATAATATAAGATAAAAAAAACTAAATAAAAAAATTGTAATTTACAAGATTAGATAGTACGTCCTGTTGAAATAGGACCCGAACCTACTACAGAAGGAGCTTGAAGTTTCTGTTTCTGTTGTTCACCTTGTTTATCTAATTCTTTTTCTTTTGCTCCTCCTTCTTCAATACTTCCTACACCTCCAATAATACCTGATAAAATATCTACAGCTCCACCTAATAGAGCAATAGGAGGAGCAACTGTTCCAATGACATCTAATCCAGCACCTATTATCTGACCAGCATTAGCAATCTTTTCTGCTGTATTGTCCCCTTGTAAATGGAAATTACCCCCTTTAAAATCATCAAATAACGCCATACCACCAGTAGCAAGACCACCAGCAATCCCCAAACCTTTTCCTAATTTTCCAGCAACTCCCCCCACTTTTCCAACTAATTCTTCTCCTTCTTGTATTCCACCTTTTACAAGTTTTGATCCCATCTCTTCGGCGTGTTCGGCGTGTGATAAACCAGCTCTACCTTCAGCCCCTGCCGTCCCTGTAGCCGAAGTGATTCTACTAGTTGATATATGTTCGTCTAATGGAGATTTACTAAATACAGCTTCTTTTATTCCTTTCCCAGCATCTCGTAATCCTTCACCAGTACTCCTTATTTCTTGAACTGCTTCTCGTCCAGCTTGTTTTAAACCTAAACCTTGACCCCCTTCAGCTACAAATTGTTTATAGGCTTCTAATTTAGTATTATATGCCCCACCAGCATAAGCACTAGATACAAGATTTTTAGCACTAGATAAATATTCATTTTCTTTTTGTTGTTCTTTCAATCCTGTAATTGTATCGGCGAGTTGATTATTAGCATTAGCAATTCCTGAGTTGACTTGAGCTATTTTACTATCTATCATATTTCCGTGTATAGACCCTACATTTGAAGAAAATAAATCCATTTTTATATTATATAATATATTTTAATCTCTATTTACAAAAAAACAAATATTATAGTCATTATAGTCATCTTCATTTTGTCGATAGTAATCTTCAAATTGAAGATTACTATTACGAGAGAAATATTTTTACATATTATATTATTATTATTATATAGTAAACAATAGTAAAATATAATATATTATAAATGTAAATTAAGACGATAGTAATTATAGTAATTATAGTAATCTTGAAATGAAATCGTGAACAATTTTTATTTTTATTTTTATTTTTCTATTCAAACCGAAACTTAATGACTATAATTACTATATTACTATCTTTTCTATACTCTTAAGGATATAATTGTGTTTCGTGATTTTTAAATACTCTAGCAGGGTTAGATTGTAAGTCTAAATACATAATATTATAAGGCTCACTATGTACTTCGTCATACATTTTTAAGAAGTTTTCTTGACCTCCAACTAAATCTCCATATTCCTCCATCACTTTCATTTTCTCAGCTGTGTTTTGTAATCTACAAATAATTACAGCATTAGCATTATTTCTTATAAGTGGACTTAGATTTTTGAAGCTCTGAGTAGTAATACAATAAAAATTAATGTAATGTCTAAATCTAGTAGAAAAGAAACTAATACTATCATTTCTACTTAATCCTCCTCCTCCTTTATGAGTTAAGCAATCATCTAAAATTAAAGCTCTTGTAGGTCTCTCTTCTTTAGGATATTGAGATTGTTCTTTTTTAATTCCTTCAATTAATGTATCATCGAAAGTATCATTACAATCAAAATATTTATCAAGTATTTTTCCTTTATTATCACTATATAATGTAGTAGATATAATCTGTACTATATCAAACATTCCTTTATAGAAATCATTATTACAAAGTAGATTAATAATATAATTACTTTTTCCTGACTTAACGGATCCTATAATAATCATTAAACACGGCATTTTTGGAAGATAATCGTGTATTCCGTCAAACTTATCATTTTCAGGTACATCTTTGACTTTTTTAATTTTAGGAACTCCTTTTTTTTCCATTTATATATAGTAAATATATTTTATTTTAATATATTTAATTCAAAAACAAACTTGTAATTTACAAGATTTAAAAACAATCTTTATATATTCCTGCTACATCTCTCCAACCATTTTGGGCGTGTTGTATTTTATTTAACATTTCCTTTTTCTCTCTCTCTATCATAGCCTGTTCTTTTTTCTTTTTCTTCTCTGCTTTCCTTACAGCATCATATTTAGTAATAGCCTCCAGTTGAGCCGTATATAAATCCTCTTTAGTCAAACCATTAATATATTCTACTTTCTGAATAGGTTTAGTAGACTTAGTTTTTACTTGTTCTTCTAATTCATTTACTTCTAATTGTTCTTTTTCAATTAATAATTGTTTCTTTTTCTTTTTTAATTCTTTCGTGTTTACTTTCTCTTTTTTATTTGCTCGTCGAGTTTCAAGTGCTTTTTTTCTTGCTTCTTGTAATTTAGCAAGGTGTTCAGGAGATATTTGTTTTCTAGGTTTTCCATTCTTATTTAATTTAACAGGCTTTCCATTTGCTTTTAAAGGCACAGGAGTAGTTAGTACTGAAGGAGGAGGAGAAACAGGCTTAGGCTTAGTAGGAGTATTATCAAATACATCTTCATCATTAATAGGTTCAGGCTCTACAAAATCAACTATCTTTTCTTCAATTGTATCTTCTACGACTTCTCTGTCGTCTTCTTTTTTATCTTCCTCATAAACAAAATTAGGGTTCTCCTCTCCAGTGGATTCATCTGCTAAATCATCTACTGAAATATCATATACTAATTGAGGCGGAAGATTGCTATTTTCCATATTATAATATTAATAAATATAAAAAAAATAATCTAAAAATAAATTAAAAATTATCTATTTTTCTAAAAAAATATAGAAAAGTTTTTATTCATTTAATCTAAATAAATTAATGTCTGATTTTGATAAAAACATTAACTTTATTTTCACTTATGCCCCTTCTGTTTAATATGAAGGACAACTACAGATTGACCTGATAAATTAGTAGCAAATGTTTCATCAACATAGCAAAAACTAATATCAAAACTATTCAACCTTATTTCTTGAGTATTTAGTAAGTCAACATACATAAGATTATTAGGTTCATAAAATACTCGTCCCACTTCTGTATCTTTGGATTGTCTTGGAAGCATTGATAGGATAGTAGAGCTATTACCTTTAAAGCCATTAATATTTTTTGTAGGAATATTGTCTAATCGTACAAAGATGGCTCTTGTATTTTGTAAAGCTGGAACACTCGTACTTTCAACAAGGAATGTATCATTATCACCTCCACCACCTAACTCAAACGTATTAATAACACCTTTATTTTTAAATCCAAATAAATCTGGAGTATTACAGCCTCCCGTAATTTTATATTGTTCACTGGGTTTTACAATAATAACTGGACTTCCTTCAAGATTAAAATCTGTATTTTGTAAACCCAAAAAATTATGAGTTGCTGTAATTGCTGGATCAAAATTGTTCCATCGTCGTCTTTCTAATGACCAGCATCTACTAACCAGACCACTACCCCTTAAAAACTCGTACCAGCCTGAAAATAAACCTTCATTATCTCCAGCATTGTATTTATCAAACACTGGATCATCTCTAATAGTAGCCTGTGGACCCAAAGGAGCATTTATACATTTTTCAACACTTAAACCAGCATCAGATACTAAAGCTGTTGTTTCTACATATAATACAGGGTGTAAACATCTACACGACTGGCTAATTGGAGTTAAGTTTTGAACTTTTGTCCTTCCATCAACTCCCACATCTTTATATAAATATAAAGTAGTAGCAGCATCTGCCGCCGTAAGTAATTCGATTTTAATTTGTTCGTTAATTAATGTAAACTTAACTTTTGTATAAGCATCAGCATTAGCATCTATATCATAATCACTAGCTATATTTCCTAGACCTCCATAATCTAAATCCTTTATGTAAATTGCCTTTTTATTTCCTGAAGTAATTGTACCTCCTGTTTCTTCAGGGTTAAAAACAGAATGAGCTAGATATAATGTGTCATCAAATCTATATACAGCATAATCACAATAGAAATTAAAAGTAGGATCCCAGTCTCCTCCTCTGACTTTACTCCAATATTTGGGAGCCATAATCTGATTTATATCTTGCCCTCCATTTATTAAATTACTTCTACTTAATCCGACACACCAATTCACCCCTTTTCCATTAGCATCAGAAAAATCTACGATTAATTCACCACCAATTAAACTCATAGGAAGTTCAGGAAGAATAGCCACAGCAGGTCGGTCATTTTCATAAGATGTAGCTACAAAATCTCCATTGCCTGTTCCACCATTTATTCCATAAGTCCAATTTTTAGCTGGAACATTGTTTAGCTGTTGATTTCTAGAATAAGCACTTACAGCATAAGTAGATTTATTATCAGTACTTCCATTATATTCATCTAATGAATATGTAAAACCCTTAAACTCATTTGTAGAGCTGTCTATTTTTCTTACAACTTTCCAGTATCCCATATGATTAGGATGATGAGAACTAAGATTTAATGAGTTTTGAAGCATACTTGCTAAATCTTCAGTATTAACACCTGATCCACCATCAGCACTCATAGATTGTAGTCCACTTTGAACAGGATAAGATGTTGTATGATATTGTTTAATAGTATCAGTTAATACTTGACCGAACCATTGACTAAATAAATCTCCTTGAAGATTTAAGGAATATGTTCCATCTACATTGATTTTACAAGATTGAAGAGCTATTTGAGAATTAGCAGGAATAATTACATTCGAAGATAATTGATTTTTAAAACTCCAAGCTTTATAGATACTCTGTTGATTCCCAACATTCGTCCGTTCATTTACACGATTAGAAAGAATTATAGATGTCATTTATATTATAAGATATATTTTATTTTATTATTAAAAAAAAATATATATAAATAATATAATGCCTGTAAAAAAAAGAGCTGGAAAGACAAAAATGGCTAAGTGCTTACCTTGTAGTGAAGATAAAACAAAAAACTATGTACCTTTAAAAGCTCCACCGAAAACTAATAATAAGATAAATGAAAAGGAAGTATTTGAAGGAAAGTCTTCAAAAAAATCATCAAAAAAAAAATATTAAAAAATTGTATTTTACAATAAAATATATTCTATAATATAAATGCCGAAACGACACGAATTATATTATGTACTTATGGAATTAGGAAAACAAAAACATTTTGAGGAATGTAAAAAAAAGATAGAAGCTGAAGGACTTGAACTAACAAGAAGTAAACTGCTAGAAATGGTGAAAGATTTACCTGCTGAAGAAATCATTGAAGAAAATATAGGTTCTGAAGACTTACCCTCAGACGACGACGACTAAATTATAACGTTCAGGATATTTAGATTTAAATAAATCAAGTTTATCGTGTTTTTTATAATAATTATACATTGACCGAGCTTTTGCTCTTTCTTTATTCATTTCATAATATTCGTGTTTTTTAGTAGGATTATTTTTGTAATATTCCCTTGCTCTTTGTCGATTTGATTCCATAAAGTCTTCATCTTCCTTTCTTTTCTGATATGTGTCTTTGTATGATTTTAGTCTTTTCTGATATTGGTCAATAGCTTTTTGGATCATAGCTTCTTCCATTTGTTTTCTATATTATAGTATATATAATAATATTGCTTATTGTTTAAATATTAATACGTTGTAAATTACAATAGTAATAATAGTCATTATATTTCGGATTGAATACATTCTTGCCCAGAGTAAAATAAAATCTCTACTCTTGAAATAAGATGACTATAATTACTATAATGACTATTGTAAATTACAAGATTTATTTTTTATTCTTTTTTTCTTGTTCTTCTCTCAACATAATCTCCTGAGCTACATTATAAGTTAATTTCCTCTGTTTTTCAATTTTAAATAATACAGATGAATATTTTCCTACATTAGCATATGATCCATCGGGGTCGTGTATACTTACAGATACACTAGATAAAACTCTATTTCCACTCATTGTGAATTGTAATGAGCTTTCAGTTCCAAAATAAAAGTCTCCTTGAGGGTTCATTTTATCTACTACAGCTACAATCGGCATCTGAGTATTTTCTACTTTTCCACCTATAAAATGATTTCCTCCTACTATATCACTTCTTATTGTATAATATGACCTCGCCATAGATGTAGGAAAATCTCCAGCAACAACTTTTAAAGATGTTGTAGCTTGTTGAATTGTAGGATATAATGGATAGCCATTTGGAGGAGTAGGATTTACTCTGTCATCATAAGTTAAAGGTTGACTAAATTGATTATTATAAGCACTTTGTCCAAATGTATTTTGAGTATATACTTTACTATCTCCAATAGGAACATCAGCATTAGTTGTTAAAATATTTAAGGCTGGAGTATTATTGCTTCCTATCCTTTGTGTTCTTACATTTGGATTATTTTTGTCGAATTGTTCGTACGTAAAACCCATTAAACCCCATAAACTATCGTCCCATTGTTCTTTATCTATTCCAAAATCTTCAATTGTAATTCCACATATTGAATCAAAAATACTAAAATAATCTTGATTAGTATTCGGTCTTTGATATTTGTATTTTACAAAGTTTGATTGTGATCCATCATTAGCATTCAAACTATAACTATATCTTTTTTCATAAGGATAATGAGTTGGACTGAAATCCATATAATCATCTAGTACATTCATTTTATAAACAACTCTTTCAGCATTAGGAACATAATCTTCTCTATTAGGAGCATCTCCCTCGTGATTAACATCTGTAATAGTTATTTTTTCTAAGCTTCCAGCATTGCTGTTAGTTCCGATATTTTTTGGAGTATGGAAATCACTAAAAAAGAAATGTGTTCCATCATATCCTATTGTAGCATTATCAGCTCCAATATAACACTGATTAATTTTTCTAACATTTAAATATCTACTAAATGAATAGTCAACTAAAGGAATAGTTGTAGGTGTAGGTTTATCAGGTTCTATAGATGGAGTTTGAGCAAACACCATATTTAAATCTATACTTGAACTCATATTTTTTAGGTCTTTTCCAGTCCATAACATAATAGCCGTATTTCCATAAGAGTTCCAATGAAAATCAAATCCAAGTTTTCTTTCAGCTTCAATAGCACCTCCATTAAATAATAAAGCAGGAAGTCCTCCTAGTTGGTCTGTGTGGATCATAATATTTCCAGTACTACTTTTAGAAGCAAAACCATATGTAAACTGATTACGTGATATATCAGGATTATCATAATATTTATCTTTTTGAGAAGGGTCATAATGAAAAAATATAACTTGACTAGATAAATCATCTTCATTTTCAGTAAAAGGAGTAGTTGTTTGTTCATAATAACTACAACCTAACAATGTTTCTCCATCAGGGATCCTATCAGTAATATAATATTCGTCTGTTTTTCTATTCATATGAATAAATCGACTATTATTGATATTAATATTTTTAGTTTTATAAAAACTCTCTGTTGTGTCTGCTGTTGCTAGATTTTCTTTATACCAAAACTCAGGATAAGTTCCTTCAACTTCCAAAAACTCTTTCCATAATTTTAAATTATACTCAGTATACTCTAAGTTTAATGTTATAACTGGATTACTATTGAAGACTTCGTTTTCCATAGTTAATCCTTTTATTCCATTCCATCGGTTAATACGTTGACCTAATTCATAAAAGTCAGGGCGTTTCATAGCTACGTATTGATAATTAGTATAATAATCTCTTCTCAATTGAGCATTTGCTTCAGTTAATCCAGCACTAGGTTCATCAGCACTTTTAATCATATTAAAATTGTCTTCTTCATAATTAAAAATAGTTCCAGCATTAAATCCTTTATAAGTTTGACTATTTAATCTTCTTGTAAATGGAGCTTCCCGAGCTATATCATCAAATATTTTATGACTATGAGGTTCTGCTAAACTAAATGTATCATTTTGAGTTATTTCTTGTAATTGTCTCGTTAGTTCTTCAGCTACATAATTAGCACTATTAAATCCTTCAGGAATAGATAATTTTTTTATTTCTTTATATTGATAATAATAAGCATTCTCAGGGTCAGGAGCATAAGTACTTCCTCCTACTTTAAAACTTGTAGAAGGTTGATTAGCTCCACCATCATTTAATCCAGTCCACCAAGAAACATTTCTAATCATTAATGTATATCTATCACCATTATTTCTCAATTTCAACATATTTTTATTTCCATTATCACCATCAATAAAATAATATTTATAATCAGTAGTCATAAAACAAGACCACGGATTACATAAAACTCTACCTTCTGTTAAACTATCTTCTGCTACTTGATTCCAGCCTCCATTTGTTTCAAAAGAAGCATCATCATACCAGTCGTGATTTTTTACAAATCTTCTTGGAAGTTGTACATAAGCATCTAAATCCATATTTTTATAATAACTGATAATCATATTAATTTCATTATCTCGTATTTCAACTTCTGTACCAGTTGGATCCGTTGAAGCTTCTCCAACAGCATTCGGTCTCCATCTATTTAAAACTTCTTGTTTAGTAGCTCCTATCATATTATAATCATCTGCTATAGGAGTTGAATAAACAAAATCAGCTTGCTCTGTAATTTTAGTATCATATAAAGTTTTTTTAACTCCTAATGATTTTCCTTTTATATCCATAGTGTTCAATTGTCCAGCTCCGTCCACATTTACAAAGGAACTATAAACTGAAACTTTATCTCCAGCTTCTAAGTGTACAACATCACTTAAATTATTTCTCCAAGATGAATTAACTTCTACATTATCTTCTCGTAATTCATTTGAGCTTTGTCGATTACACTCAATGACTTTAATATCTAATTGTTGATTCATTATATTATAGTATTATATTTTATTTTATATTTTATATTTTAATATCTTGTAAAATACAATATAATCTTATATTATTAATGAAATATGATTAAAATATAGTCATTTAAAGGGTTTTAATCTTAAAAAGTTAATAAAAGTACTTAAAACAATAATTAATTATAAAATTAATGTCTCTTTAAGTCATTTTTAGTAATAAAACAAGATTAAAACCCTTATTAATCTATTATTATTATTGTTTTTTAATCATTTTTCAGTAAATTATCGTAAAAATCGTACCCAATCATCTAACATCAACTTCTTCGTAGCATCTAAATATTTAATAATAAGCTCATTACTCAATTCGGATCTTTTTCTAGTTCCTAAATACTTTATTAATTCAGGTTCTGTAATAAAACCTTTTTTAACCATCTCTAATTGTTTTTCCCAAGCAAACTTCGACATACCTCTCATTAAATATATAAACTCTTTTCTTTTTTCATCACTATAATCTTTTTGAAACATTGTAGCCATCTCTGTATAAATCTCTGAAGCTTTTTTCCGTAATGTTTTTAATCGTAAGTCCATATAAAAGAAAGACCACATTTTACAATATCCTCCTATTTCAGTAATAACTACTCCCTGAAAATCTCTCTTTGAAGTACTCTTATCTTTATAACTATCTAGACTTTGAAAACCTTTTAATTTATTAAATCCAGCTGGACATACATCTTTCGGTGGAACATATTCAAATGGCCACGGAGCCCCTTGTATTTTATCTAATTCAGCATTAATTTTTTTAATAGCAGGTTCTAAATTAACTCCTTGAACTTTTTTTCTTTCTCCTTTTTTATTAAAACCTCCCTTAAAAAACTCTCCGTGTGGCTCAAAGTGTTCAGCTTCCTTTCTATGATAATTAAATATTAACATATTGGCGTGATGTGAATATGAGTTTCCTTCTCTTTGAACTATTCCGAAAGGAATACATACAACTTTATTTCTTTTATAACATCTATATATATTCTCAGCAATTAATTTAGCATAGTCAATCATATTTTTATTTGGATTAACTATTTTTGAGTTTCCTCTACTACTATTAATATCTCGTAAAATAGTTTCTGAAAGTGAACAATCATTAGAATTATTATTCAATATATATCCGTAAGTTATAAAACTACTTGTTATTTGTGAACTCCAAGGATAAAATATAGGAGAAGCATTTGATTTTAAATTATTGTAGATTTGTTCTCCAGTTAAATCACTTATCTCTCCATATTGTTTTGTAGTTAATATTCCATCTTTAACTGATTGAACTTTAATTTCTTCAGGTTTTTTAGGTTTAGATTTAGAAGAAGGTTTGGGTTTAGGTTTTTCTTTTAATTTTGGAATGTATACTCCTTTTTGTTTTTGTGTAAATACTTCATATGCTTTTTCGTATATTTTAGCTTCTTGTAATCCACAAGTATTTTTTAAGATATTATATTCCTGCTGATAATTTTTAAAGCTCAAGACACTTTCTAATCGTATATCTAAATTACTTTCATATTGTTTTAAAAAGGCTTGACTCCAGTTTTTATCTACACCTTCTAAAAATATTTTACTATATTTAACCATCTCTTCACAATTTTTTTTCATTTGTTCCATTCTATTTTTTCTTCCTTGTGTACTTACTTTAACACCTTTTGTAGGTTTAGAGACAGGGGGAGGTTTCGGAGGTGGAGGTTTTTTTACGGCATCATCCTTTCCTACTAGTTTTTTTTTCCTTTCAACAGCATCTCCATTTCTTTCATAGATTTCTTTTCAGTTTCAGCAATCCAATCAGCATATTTTTCTCGTAAACTTCCTCCAACTCCATCTGAAGATGATTGATCCATATATTTATCTTTGAAATCTCTCCAATATTTTTTAAGTTCTTCCATACTATTAAGTCGTACTAATCGTTTCGTAGCTATATCTTTGAACTTAACTTCAACTATATTAGATAATAATTCTTTTACAGCATTCTCAAAAGGTTTATTAAGTATACTATCAAAGAAAGTATCTATCTCATCAAACTTATCATCAGTAAACCATTCATCATCATCAAGTTTATTTGTTAATAGTCTAAAAGCTTCCTTATATGGCTTCATATATTTCTTTCTTAAATCTTGTATTTGTTTGAATGTTTTTAATGATGACCCTTCTTTTTTAAATTGTTTAACTCTAGCAGGTACAGGTTTTAATATTTCTTTTACTTGATCACGTAGCTCCTTCATATTTTTAGGTTTCGATGATTTAGGTTTAATTTTCATAGAAGCCATAGGAGGTTTAATAGACATAGTAATTTTTTTAGGGTCTTTAGGGTCTTTTGGAGCATCTTTCATAGGATCCGTTTTTCTTTTTTGACCTTTTTCAATTCTCTTCTTCTCGTGATTTAATGTGAAACCAGCTTTTTCAATTGCTTTAATTAAATTAGGTCGTGTTCTATCTTTTCCTTTAGGCATCTCAATTTTAGAGAGTTTGTTATGTTCTTGAATTAGTTTCCATATTTCAGTCAACGTCAATTGCTTTACTTTTTTAGGAGGCATCTCTTTTATATATATATATATATAAAATTATATACGATTAAAAATAAGAAAAATAAAATCTAATATATAATATAAATGATACATAAATCCTTTTCAAAACAAGATTTAATACATATTGTAAATAGTTTGAATGTTCCAGTTATATTTAATCATAGTATTAATAAAAAGGAATTACAGGATAAATTAATTGATTATTATCACGTAGACAATGAAGATATTAAACGAGATAATGTTTACAATATTGAATCAAAACAGGATTTATTTATTTATTTACAAAAAGGAAATCCTAAAAAGAAGATTAATATAAAAGAAAAAAATAATATTATGTCGATATGTAAGTCAATTATTAAATATTGTAATAATAAATATGATTTGAATTATACAAGTTATAACTCACTAGAAGATATTATTGATGATATGAATTACATTAAGGGGTACGGAGATATTCCATCTGTACGTAGATGTTGTAAACTAATGAATAAATGCTGTAAAATAAAACATACATTCAAACCTCTTATATCTCCTCAAGTTAAGCAAATGTTAGAAGAAAAATATATCTCTAAACGTCAAATCATTCAATGTTTAACAATTAAAAGGTCTACTCCTGAAAATCCCATTATTATCACATTTGATTAATGATAGTCATTATAGTAATTATAGTAATCTTATTTCAAGAGTAGAGATTTTATTTTATATTTTATTTTATGTTATTCAAACCGAAACTTAATGACTATAATGACTATAATGACTATTCAGCTTCATCATCATTTTTAACGTATACTTTTTGTTGAGTTGCTACACTATGACCCATTATTTTAGCATCTTCTTCCATCTCCTTCTTCATAGTACTATACTTACTAGATAAATATGATTTTCTTATCATAGTGGAACTGATTTTTTTATTCATATATTTCATTGAATATTTTGTTAAGAGCTGTGTTAATCCATTCTTGGAGATTGGAAAGATTACATCTCCTATTTTATAATTATTTATCTTCATATGCATTCGTAATATCTTTTGTAAGTCCTTAGGAATATCAATTATGTTCTCTTTGTATTTCTTACTCGTCTTATATTCATTAAAAATATATTGTAAATTGTTTTTTAATTGAACTAAATAATTATTCTCTTCTTTTTCTTTATCACTTAATTTATTGTAAGTCGTTTTACTAATATAAATTAATCCAGCTAAATCATTCCTCACAGGGATCCGTACTAAAGATGAAAAGATTGTATAAGCTTTAATAATCTGTCTTTCATTTTGATTCAATGTGGATTTCTTTTTTAAGGGTTTAATATCCTTTTCCATTTGAGTCAACATTTTATAAATATCATCAATATCTACAAAGTTCTCTTTTTGTTTATCTGATATTTTTCCTGATGCCTGTTCGTCTTGATATTGTTTATTTAATTTATCTCTCATCTCTCCATAAGTATCAATTAATTCTTTATCCTCATCTAAAGCAAGTAATAAAATAATAACAGCATTGTATACATTTCTTCTAGACGTATAATGTAAATGACTTATAGTCTCCTCAACCTTTTCGGGGTCTTGTAAAAACTTATAATTATCAGTCTCGAATAATTTCTGTAATTTCCTTAGTTGAGCTTCATATTGTTTAATCGTATTTGTTTTAAGATTAGGTCGTAGTTTTTGGATTTTAGTTTCGATTTCAGACATTGTATTTATATAATATAAGATTATTTTATTTTTAAATAAACTTAAATAAAAAAAGATTAAAAAAACTTGTAAATTACATATATTATATTTAATCAAAACTAATAATTGTAGTTTTTTGTGTAGCTTTAAAACACATCTTTTTTTTTGCTTTATTAATACATTCAAAGTTATTAATATAATAAGCCTCTCGTTCCTCTAATTCTGTCCTAGATTTACACGGATAATTTTCCACTAGTTCCATTGTATAATCTCCATTACAAATTATTAAGCTTGATGTTCTACAATGCTTTTCTTTTTCTCTCCTTTTATAATCGTATTTATGATCACTTAATCTTTTATTTAATCCAACTTTAGTTGAGCCATAGTATACGTTTCCGTTTGTATTGTCTATAATCTTATAAATCTTTCCATTTTCATATTCGTTTGAAGAAGTGTTATTTTCTTTCATTGTTATAACTAATATATATATTATTTAAATAGTTTTTAAACTTACATTATTTTTTATTATTTACATATCAGAAATAAAATCAAAAGTAAGTATAATGAAACCTCAATTCTTAAAATGTGATAAATCTTGTAATTTACAAGATTTGTATAAGATAAAAATGAAGCTAGATGATAAAAGTATTATAGTTTTGAAGGATAATGGATTTGAGTTTGAATATTTTGACTATAAAGTAAAACGAGGAGATAAACTTGTAGATTACAATTTTGATATTGTTGATTTCGATAATTCAAAATGTAGTAATATACTTATGAAACATACTGAAATATATGGATCAAAAGAAGATTGTATTGAGTTCCTAGAGTTTGTAAAAATGATATGGATTGATAATTCTATAATTAGACATTTTACAGATAAAAATTATAGTACTTGTAGTTTATACTATGAAAATAGACATAAGAGAGGAATATGGAAAAGTATAAATATGACAGATATTACATATCCTATTTGTGTTTTATCTTATGGGAGATATACAAATACAACTGGATTTACTCATTTAACTCTTTGTAGAAGTAAAATAAAACATACTATTTTTGTTGAGCCTTGTCAATATGACAAGTACGATAAATGGATAGATAAACAATTTGCTACTTTACATCAAGTATCAGGTAATTTTCACGAAGAAAATATGGGAATAGTATCTATGAGGAATTATTTACTTGACTGGGGTTTACAAAATAAATATGAAAGGATTTGGATGCTTGATGATAATATTAAAAGATATTCAAGATTTTATAATGGATATAAAGACCACGTTGAAGGGAATCACATTTTCACAAGTATTGAAAATTATATTCAAAATTATAATAACGTAGGTTGTGTATCTCATAATTTTCACCCTTTTATTGTTGAAGGTCAACCTATTCCTTGTTTAGTAAAAAATGGAAAATGTTTTTCATCTTTACTTATCTTAACAAGACCTGATTTACGATTTAGAGCTAAATATAATGATGACCATATTTACTCTATGGAATGTATACAAAAGGGATTATGTAATTTATGTTTTAATCATATACTCTATGATAAGATGACTAGTGGACTTACAAAAGGAGGTTTAAGAGAAGCACTTTATAAATGTACTAAAAATACAAATGGAAGTGGTTATAAAGATAAATATGATTATATGGTTTATTTTTGTAAATTAATGATACTTGAAAATAAACTAACACTTAAAGAAAATAAAACAATTGATGACTTAATAAAACCTATGAAACTTAAATCAAAAGATTATCACGCCAGAGTTTATTATAATACATTAAAAAATCACGGAATTAATGATATTAAAAAACTCGACAATCCTATACATTATGAAAAATGTAATTTTATCTATACCTTAACATAGACGAGATAGTCATTATAGTCATTATAGTCATTAAGTTTCAGTTTGGATAGATTAAAATATTATATTAAAAAAAATCTCTACTCTTGAAATAAGATTACTATAATTACTATAATGACTATAATCACCATAAATAATTGTATGACCAGTAATTAGCTGTATCTTTTAATTTATATGTGAGTTGTCCTTGTTTATTTTTTATTCCAGAGGCTCTTGCTCTATAAGATTTTCTTTGTTCTTTTGTAGCAGTTCCACTCCTCCAGTCAGCCATTCCTTTATAACCAAATCCTATTTTTTTATAACCTTTTTTATTATCACTTTTAACGTACACCCAGTATTTAAATCTTGATTTTGTTGTATTCCTCCAAGGTTTGTATAATATAGGTTTTCCATCTTTATCTAAAGGCATTTATATATTATATTATTTTTTTTTTATCAAATGTATTTTATCAATTTTATAAGCTCTTGAAGAAGGATTAACCGAAGCATACAAACGAGCCATACCCCAAGCATCAGCACTTTTAATATGAGGTCTTACTGAAGCTCTATTTGTTTTGAAAGCACCGACACCTTTATTATATATTGTTTGTAAACCTGATTTTTTATATCCAGTTAAACGAGAAATATCACTTATACTATTTGATTTCTGTAAAGGTTGATTATATTTTTTATTAAACTTCATTTTATAGGTTTGAACCATTTATATATGGAACATAAAAAAAACTAAATTAAAAAATTGTAAATTACAATTATACATTATAGACTTCAATAAATCCATCCTGTAGACGAGCAATACGAAGATATTCACAGAAACTCCTCATTACATTAACATTATCCTTCATATCAGTAGCCTTAATATGTACTTCTATTCCCCTGCTTCCTACTCTCCCTCCAGTAAGACGAGTAGACTGGAAAAAGAAATTACTTTCTAGACCATCATCTTGAGCACGTCCTTCATATGTTCCGTCAGTAAGAATATCTCCTGCCCCTGTGTATTCCTGCTCTGTAATAAATGGAACACCTTCAGCATCAGTTAGTAGACTAAATAATCGTGCTGTATTTTGGACATTTGTAGGAAACTCAAATCTATCATTATATCGAAGATTATATTCAATACCACCCAAAACACCAGTTCCACTTTTATCAAGACCAAAAGATACACCAGTTCCAGCCATAGCTGTTTCACCTTGTCCTGACTGATTAAAACAAGTAAGAACACGAGACACAAGACGATTAGCCATTCCTACATTTCTTACAATGTTTCTCATAGAGGCTTGATCCACAGATGAAGAAGCTAGACGATAATCAGGGAAACTAAAGGATAAATCTTTATTTTTTTCAGCATAATCAGCCATTTCTGAACCATCTCCAAAATATAAATAATCAGCACAAAACTTTATTTCATTCCTATCAATTAATAGAGCCTGAGACCCAGCTTGTCCGTTTGCTATAAATCCACGTTTATTGATAGAAGGGTGTAGAGTTAATTCAATACTAATAGCCTCTTTAAACATATAGAGAGGAAGCTGATGCTGTTTCAAAAACGGAAACAAATCAGATAAGTCAATTTGATAAACAGGACTTTCAGCTTTAAGAGCATCTGATGTATTATTCATTACAGCAAAAGGCATCATAAGTAAACCTGCTTCACCTGAGGAATATTCACGACCATTACATAGACCATAACGACCAGCAAGATTGTTATTAGTATTAGCCTCACCTGTAGCAGTATAAAGGAATTGATGATCCATACATCTTCCAGTTGTATATTGTTCACGTTCCCTCTGAACTTCACCTGAGATAAGAGATGATTTTAATTGATGGAGGAATGACCAATCTTGAATCTCATTTAGAGTTTGATTTCCCACCTTTAAAACTGCTTTCTTAATCAACTGACCCACTCCAGTACATACATTAAGACCTCCACGAGCAACGGCCGGAACATAGGAAACAAATAGTTTACTATTTGAATGGAGAAACCCTTTATTTTGTAGTTCAAAACGTACAAAACCATCAACGGAGTTTGAAGCTGGGTCATTGAATACTACAGGCTCCAGCAAATCAGTTTCGATTTTCATCATTCCAGTAGTTCCAATTTGACCGAGTTTAATAAAATCAGGAATAGCTCCACCTTGACGTACAACCCCTTTAGGGTCATCAGGAGTACTTTCTTTTTTAGGTTCGACAGGTTTTTCAGTATCACTCATTTTTATAATATATATAATATTTTATATATAACATAAATAAAAAAATAAAATTAAAAAGTAGAGAAAAGAAAATATAAGTTAAAATGTCAGTTTACTCTTCATCTGTCTCTTCTTCTTCTTCTGTATCTGTACATTCAGCATCAGATGACATCATTAGAGTTTCTACAATGTCTTCATATGTTTCATCAAACATCATATCATCATCATATTTATCAGATATGAGATTATATAAGTTTTTTTCTTTTTGTTTTTGATCAGGGGTTAAAAATATCTCGTGAGGACTTGTAGTGTCTCTTTGCCATAAAAAGAAAATGTCATATTGAATAGTAGAGTATACATCTTTGAAATAAGTTGGCCAGTTATTACGTGCTGTTGGAAAGGCTGTAAAATGATGTTGTAAATATTCAATATTTATATCAGACCTTTCTTTTGTGTCTGCTATTTGTTTATCTCGTTTTATGGCTTCAGTATTCATTTTAATAATTGTCATAATGAGGTCATTAGGAAGTCCAGCAAAGATTGAAGGGCTCATTGTATTAGTTATACTATATATACGAAAATAATGTTTAAGTGTTAGTAGTATAGAAAATAAAAAAAAAATTAAAAAAAGAAGAGTTAAAATTATTCGTGAGTGTTGCTGTCCCATACAGCTATGAACTTATTATTTTTAAAGGTGTGTTCTGATGTGTGTTTCCAAGTATCACGTTGACCCCACGGAGTATTTTCCTCCTCATAGGTCTTAGCCCAACCACACTCACGACATTTAAGAATGTGATTCATACATTCATTCAACCGAGACTTTGATTGAGCTACTTCTCGGTCAGTGTTAATCTTGATGACCTTCATAATAAGGTCGTTAGGAAGTCCAGCAAAGATTGAAGGGCTCATTGTATTAGTTATACTATATGTACGAAAATAATGTTTAAGTGTTAACGAGGTCTATAGCACTTAAGAGACTACTCACAATAGAAGAAGTCGTCTTCCATCTTGACGGCTATTATCTCATCATCATAGTCAAGCTCTTCCTCACTTGAATATACACTCTCTTCTGTCTCATAATCAGGGTCATCTATCTCCTCATAATACTCCTCTGTAATTTGTTGTAGTAAGTCTTCGATTTTCTTTATTGTTTCAGTATCACCCCTTTTAGCATAAAAACTTATTACTTCTTTCCAATCTTCGGCGTCCATATTATTAATCATTTATATACTTAGACAATATTTT